TGGTGCAGCGAGAAGAAGAAGAAAACCAACTACTAAAAGAAGAAGAGGAAGAGCGCAAGTAAGCGGGCTATTAGGGGCGATTAGAAGAGGACCAGCTAGAAGAGGACCGGCTAGAAGAAGAAGACCAACCAAAAGAAGAGGAGGTTTAAGGGGAACTACTATTCATACTATAAGAGGAAAGAGAAGAGCTACAGCGACTAAAAGAAGAAGAAGAGGAGGTTTAGCGGGTACACTTAGAAGAGTAGGTAGAAAACTAAGTGGTGGATTAGTTAGAAAATTAACTAGGCGAGGTAGAAAAAGACCTGTTAAAAGAGGGAAAGGAAGAGCGGTCAAGATGATGGGAGCATTTGGCTTCGGTAGAAGAACAAAGAAGCGTTAATCAATAATCTTATAAAATAAATAACTATGTATAAACAAGACGGATTTAAACCTTATGACGAAAGAACAACGGCTCAAGGTGCGAGACAACAAGAAGGGAAGTCTCCAAATAAATTTACTGAAGAAGAAAACACTTTAAAAACAAGCACTGAAGGGAGTAATATTAATAATGATGCTGGTTTTAATCCAGCATCCTCAACTGTAGCACAGGCTACTAAAGCTAGTAAAGCTAGTGAGGCTTCTACTAAAGTGCCTTCAATAGTAGCTTCGCAGGCATCTGCTAGAATGATGAAGCCACCAACAACTATCACACCACCACAAGCTAGAGTATCTGGTAGTGGTAATCGTGGTAAAATGACAGAAAAGATGGCAAAGAGGCTTCAAATGTCAGGAAAGGAAGGTAGCAGCTGGTGGTCAAAATGGAACAAAGCAAAGCAAGATAATATAGCTCTTGCAGATAAAAAGTTTCAAATTAAAGGCCAGGGAGACTCTGTAATGAATACTAAGCTTCAGTCCATTAATAGTGCTATGGGGGTTAACCTTCATAAGAGCGCATAGCGGAGAGCATTATGGCATATAAACAAAAAGGATTTTCTGCTCATGATAACATGAAGACGAGACCTAAGGATTTATCTGGGCGTACCTCTATTAATCAAAGGACGCCTCAGGTAAAACCTGGTGATTCGCCTTCAAAGGCTGCTTTGCGTAGAAGAAAATCTCCTGCTCAATTAAGATATGCCCCCGGTTCTGACGCTCATTTAAATCAAGCGTGGAACACGGGTAGTAATGTGAGTGGCGCTATGGGTAATCAAGCTGGAGCTGCGGCTTCTAATATTCATCAGATGCAACAAACATCTGGCTTTGTTAATAATCCAGGATTAGCTGATTTTAACAAAAACCAACCATCAAAACCACAAAGAGTATTTGGGGCAATGGAAACTGGTATGGGGCCTAGGACAGCTGTTGCTGGGGGGTTAACAAAAGACGCTTCTGAGGTAGCTGCTAAAAGTAGGGGCTCTATTCAAGATATGATAAACCAAACCATATCTAAAGTACAAACAACTCAAAACGCTAAAAGAGCAACAGCTTTAAATAAATACAAAAGTGATTTAGCTAAAAAAAGAGCGGCTACTAAATCTGCACACGATGCTTCTATAGCTTCTTGGAAATCGAAACTAGGGGCTAGCCAAAGTAAAAACAAATCAATGGCAGCAGCACATGCAAAAATGTTAGCAGCTCAAAAAGCAGCAGCAGCTAAAGCTAATATTCGTAGAAGAAGAAGAGGTGGTGCAGCTGGCGCTGTTGGGTCTGTTTTAGGTGGTGTTACTAAAGGTGTTGGTGGTGTAGTTAAAGGTGTAAGTAAAGCTGCTGGTGGAATAGTTAAAGGTATTGGTAGAGCTTTAGGTGGTATATTTGGTAGAAGACGAAGACGTAGAAGAAGAAGATCTACCCCAAAGAAAACTATTAAAAAAGCAACTGGAACTGTTAAAAAAGCTACTAAAGGAGTTGGTAAAGTTATCGGTAGTATCTTTGGTAGAAGAAGAAGACGTAAATCAAGTGGAAAACCACCTAAAAAGAAAAGTGGAAGAAGAAGAGGTGGTATATTCGGTGGTATATTTGGCAGAAGACGAAGAAGAAAAGCGGTCGTTAAAAAGAAAACTACAGTTAAAAAGACTACAGTTAAAAAGGCTACAGTTAAAAAGAAGGTAGCTCCTAAACGTAGACGTAGAAGAAGACGTAGAAGAAGATGGTTTAGTGATGTTAGATTAAAACAAAACATTATGCTAATAGGATCATCTAAATCTGGAATACCTATTTACAATTTCAACTATATAGGTGATAATAATATATACCAAGGCACAATGGCTCAAGACTTAATATCAATGGGTTACAATAGTGCCGTAACAACAGACAACAAATCAGGATACTATATGGTCGACTATGATCAAATAGATGTTGATATGATAAAAATATAGGGAAAGACCCTAGACCAAGTTATTAACCAAAAATAAAACCAAAATGACTTATTTGTATTACAAGACTAGTACTTATACTAGCAACCAAAAACCGAATGAAAAAACTATTGAAGAGTGGAAACATCTTGCAGAGAAGAAACACTGGAGGATAACTCAACTATCTAATGGTTTTTACCAAACGGAATGTCAAAACCCTGGCGATGAAAAGGAGTGGCATGATGTAACCAGAAGAGAAACCATAGAAGGTGCCGAAGCAGCAATTAACGGAAGCATCGATCATTTCTCGAAGAAGTTAGAGGCTATCAAAGGCCCGAAAGTCGTAAAGACATTTGAATAGTAATTAAATTAAATTAAATTAAATATGGAGTATAATCAACCTAGTCTCCTTATCAAGCAATTAGACTTTGGTAAAGAGGCAAACAATAAGGTTATAGCAGGTGTTGAAAAACTTGCTAAAGCAGTGAAATCAACCTTGGGGGCGTCTGGTAAATGTGTAATTTACGAAGATGCTAGGGGAAACCCGGTCATAACAAAAGACGGAGTAACAGTAGCAGAATCTGTTGTCTTAATAGACCCGGTTGAAAACATAGGGGCAACTCTAGTTAAAGAAGCTGCTAGAAACACAGTGAAAGAAGCAGGTGACGGTACAACAACAGCTACCGTCCTTGCTGAATCTCTGTTAAAAGAAATAAATAATAGTAACACTACTATTAGAGAAATTAAAGACGGAGTAAAATCCGGTCTTAAAAAGATAAACAGCTATTTAGACGAAGCGTCTGTCAAGATCGAGGGTAACATGCTGAGATCTGTAAGCTCAATTAGTTGCAATAATGATGAAGAGCTTGGAGAGATTATAGCAGAGGCTTATAATAAAGTTGGTAGAGATGGCGTAGTATTAATGGAAGCATCAGCTACAGAACAAACGTATGTTGATATTGTAGATGGTGCTAAAATAGAATGTGGATTACTATCCCCTCACTTTGTTACTGATACAGATAAACAAAAGGCGGAGCTAGATAATCCATTAATTTTAATAGTATCTTCGGAAATACCTAATGTTAGAAAGATACAAAACATATTAGAGTTTGCTATTAAAAATAATAGAGCTTTACTTATTGTTGCTCCTGTAGCTCAACAAGTTAAAGCAGCGTTATTAATGAATAAGGTTAAGGGTAATATAAAAGTAAACATAATTGACCCACCTGGATTTGGCCCAACTAAACAAGAGACTATTAAGGATCTAGCTATATTAACAAACGCAACTGTTATAAACGAAGAGCTAGGAGACGATTTAGATGGTATATCGTTAGATGTTTTAGGTGAAGCTGTTAAAACAGTAACTGATTCTAAACACACGGTTTTAACTACCATAGATGGTATTGACGATGTTAAAGATAGAATAGATGAGATCGTTAAGCTAAAAGATAAAGAAAAAGATCCTTTTATTAAAAGAAAAATTGAAGATAGAATAGCTATGCTTTCTGGCTCTGTTGGGATAATCAGAGTGGGTGCTAACTCTAAGGTTGAGTTAAAAGAAAAGAAAGATAGAGTAGAGGATGCCATCTACGCTACAAAAGCCGCTTTACAAGAAGGTATTGTTTCTGGTGGTGGTGTTGCTTTGCTTAATGCTTCACAAAATCTAATAGCAGATGGTATAGGTGAAGAGATACTTTTTAAAGCTATAACATCTCCATTTCACACTATACTAGCAAACGCTGGACTAGAACAAATTAGTCCAAGACCTGAAAAAGGTTTAGGTGTTGATGTTGTAACGGGTGAAGCTGTTAATATGATTGACAAAGGTATTATTGATCCAGTACTCGTAACTAAATCAGCACTTAAAAATGCGGTAAGTGTTGTATCAACTATTGTTTCAGCTGATTGTGTAATTTCAAATATGAGGACAGATGAAAGCGATCAATAGTTATGTTATAGTAAAAGACTTTAAAGAAAGTCTTAAAACGATTGGAGGACTATTACTTACAGAAGAATTAGATAGTGACAATAGGTATATAAAAGCAGAGGTACTATCAGTTGGTAATTTAGTAGAGGGTATAAATGAGAAAGATACTGTATACTACGATAAACAAGCTGGTCACAATATAACTTGGAAAGACGATGTTTATAAGGTTATATTATCTAGAGATATTGTAATAATAGAGTAGTGAGGTTAGTTGCTCAAGACTTAAAGGATGTAGGGCTATTAAAACATTGGAGAACAATTAGATTAGTTTTAGTTAAACAAAATAACCTTAAGAGTTCTTCTGATTTAGAACTACTAATATATTTAGAATCATTAAAAAGGTTTACTCAAAAAGATTTTAAAACCGGTACTTACACTTATACTTGGGATAAGAGTAGATGGAAAAGACTGGTTAGAGACGGATGGATTTCAGTTTGGAGAGAAAGAAACAGAACAACACAAAAGTATAATATATATAAAGTTTCTTTTAAAGCATCACAAATGATATCTAGAATGTATAGATTACTCTTAGGAGAAGAGGATTTACCAACATCAGAAAGAAGTGTTTTTTATAATAACAAATCATACTCAGATAAAATATATAATAAGGCTGTAGATGATATGATTAAAGATAAAGATAGATAATATGGCATATAAACAAAACAATCCTTTTACTAGTAACAATCCTAGTAATATGAAATTTGGAAGTAAAGAAGGTGATGAGATAGTACCGGGTGTTAGAATTATAAGAACTAACAAATTAAAACCAGGTATTATGGCAGAGGCTAACGACGATGGTAGTGTATTTTTATCAGAGACAGTTATGCCAGGGTCAAAAGAAGAAACTAAAATATTAACACATGAGGTTAAGCATTTAGTGGACTTGCAAACAGGTAAAATGAAATACACTGATAACTCTATAACTTGGAATGGAGATGACTATCCTAGAAAAGATGGTATGATTCTTTTTGAAGGTAAATGGGTACCAGAGGGAGCAGGGGAGTTTCCTTGGGAAAGCCACGGTATTGGTGATAAATAATAGAATATGAGTATATTAACTAAAATATTTTCTTCTGGAGCTACAGAGTTAGTTAAGGGTGTAGGTGGGGTAATAGATAGCTTACATACTTCTGATGAGGAAAAACTAGCGGCAGAACAAAAAATAAAAGAATTAGTCTCCAACTACGAGGTAGAAATGGAGAAACAAATAACAGAGAGATGGAAGATGGATATGGCATCTGACTCTTGGTTAAGTAAAAATATAAGACCACTAGTTTTAATATTTCTAGTAGTATCTACAGTGTTATTAGTGTTTATTGACGCTGGAGTTATTGCTTTTGAAGTTAAAGCTTCATGGGTGGATTTATTACAATTAGTATTAATAACTGTGATCGGTGCTTATTTTGGCGGTAGATCACTAGAAAAAGTAAAAAAATAAAATTATGGCAGTAAAACATTCAACAGAAGTTGCTTACGGTTTCGGACAAATGGGGAGTATCCACGTTAGAGGTACTACCGCTGTTACTTGTGGTTTATCAAATAGAGTATTTGTAGCAATACAATTCTTAGAAGATACAGTATTTAATAACGCGTTGGCAGGGTTAACACCAGAAGACGCTCAGTTGTACCCTAGTGGTACTGGTGGAACTAGTACAGATATAGATGCTGATGGAGGTGTAGCTACCGGTACCGAAGTATTTCCAAAAGGAATTACTATCTATGGTAGATGGACGGCGTTCCAACTAGCATCAGGTGGCTGTATCGCTTATATCGGAGCATAGTGTTAGGGTTAGGTAATGGATTAGTTGGGGGTGCGGCTCTTGGACCAGAACATTTTGTTGTGCAATTTGATGGTACCAATGACCATATTAGCATAGCTAATCATTCCTCTTTAAACCCTACAGCAGCTATAACAGTTTCTTGTTGGGCAAACGTGGATGCGGCGTTTGGTGGTGACGGCTGGAGTCATACTGCGCACAGTGACGGTGGGATTAGTTCTCAAACTGGAGACCATATTTTTGTGGGCAACCAATACGTTGGGAGTTGGAGATTAGAATTGACTAGAGGAGGTATGGCAACTAATCCAAGTAATACTATTAAAGCAAAAATAGCAGTTTCAGACACTGGTGGTGGATCTGCGGGTACCCTCACCGCATCTTGGGGAGGGGTGGTTGATACAACTGGTAGTACAACCTTGCATGAGATTAAAGATTTTTCTGGATGGATTCATTTAGCAATGACTTATGATGGTGATAATTTGCGTTTATATGTAAATGGTAGTAATGACCTATATGAGGGTGGAGGAGCTTCTTTAAGTGATACTAGCGATGATCAAACTGTAGCCTCTGCTTCTAGTGCCACTATTAATTATTACGGCAGTGCCGTTCTTCCAATACACATAGGCGCAGACGCACATGGTATTAGTGAAACCAGTCCGCAAGCAAGTACCTATGCTAAAGGAGCTATAGATGAAGTGGCTATATGGGACGCAGCGGTTGATGCCGCGGGAATCGCGAAGATTTACGCAAATGGATTAAACGGAAGTGACTTAACGTCAGCAGATGGAGATTATGATAATCAAGGAGATTTACAAGGGTATTGGAAAATGAATGAAGGAACAGGAACATCTGTTGCTGATTCTTCTAGTAACTCTAATACAGGAACACTTAGAAATAGCCCAACTTGGGTAGGAATATAAATATTATGAAATACGTAATACTAACATCATCAGAGGTATCAAGTATAGATTTTTCTAAAGTATTAGAAGATTCTACAAGTACACTTAGATATAACAACGATAATACAAAAACATTTGTAAAATTTAAAGGTGACACCCCGTCTTTTTTAAGTGGTAAAACCACTTTAAACAAAACTGAGATATTAGTAGAACTCGCTAAAGACGAGTGGCAATCCGAAGAAGAATAATATGTTAGGATTAGGATTAGAATCAAGTCAATTTCCAAGACCACTTCATATATTTGACAACAATTATGCATTACAGTTTAATGGTGTTGATGAGGGTATACACATAACTAGGCATGCTAGCATGTTGGCTAATAAGTTTACTTTTGGACTTTTTGTAGGGGATTGCGAGTCTTATTGGGATCAAAGTAGTACTTACAAGGCTCTTTCTTCAAATAACGACTCGGGTGGATATGAGCTTTCGTATGGATATAAGAGACTAACTTGGAGAGTTTTAGTAAAACACCCATCTGCTAATGAACAAGTTCTTCTTACAGCAGAGTCAGATTTTAATAAAATGTCTTACGCGGATGGTTCTGGATATGGACATAGTACAAATTTTAGCACAGGTGATGGTGGTTGGAATATGATAGTTGGTTCATTTGATGGAACAGGTAGCGATAGTGATGACGCTCAACTAAAACTTTATATTGGAGGCGGTGTTGATAATAGTGGATCGGGTATGGGAAACGAAGTACACTTGGTAGATACAACAAACACTACTAACGGTGGTACTACCGTTGCTTATGGTGTTAACAGTTGGTCTGATGAGACTGATCTCGGTATAGCGTGTTCAGATGGTAATAATGCTGGTAACGCTACTAACCCCTCTGCAGTAACCGTGGATAATTTCTTTTACTTCGACGAGACACTAACTATAGAGCAACTAACAGCAATATATAATAATGGTAAGGGTATAGATATGATGACCGCTACCACTAACTATCCACAAGATTTAATTACAAACCATCTACAATGCCACATAAGGTTTGAAGAGGGGTCTGGTTCAGATGGTGGTACTGTAGTTGACGTTAGCGGTAATGGTAATAATGGAAGAATATTAGGAGGACCAACTTGGACATCTAATATTCCACAAGCGCTTTAAAAAATATATTATGTCAGAAAAAAAATACGCAATAATAAACACAAGCGAAATAGATACTATAGATTTTGAAGAAGTTATCCATAATAACGCACAAAAATTAAGAATAAACAACGCTGGCACAAAGTGCATTATCTCTTACTTAGGTAGACAACCGGTTTGTTTAGATGGAAAAAGAGAATATACTGGTGAAGAGGTTTTTGCATTAATGTGTGATGATACAAATGAATGGTATGTACCAACTTCAGATGTAGAAAACGGTAGTTGGAGAGTAAAAATAGGTGATGTACTTAAGAGGTACAACCCATTTAAAGAATGGTTTTAATAAACAATAATTAAATTAAATAAAAATGAAAAAAACAAAAGAAAAAAGAAAAGAAAAAGTAAGTAATGAGCATTTAAGCGAGTTACAAAAATTAATTAGTGGCGCTAATCAAACTAACATGGCTATAGGTAGTTTAGAAGTTAGAAAGCATGAGATGTTACAAAAAATGGATGTTATAAATAAAGAGCTAATTGTTTTTGAGGGTGTTTTACAAAAAGAATATGGCACTAATAATATAGACGTTACTAACGGTAATATAATTTACGATGAGCAAGTTAATTAGAAAAATCACTATAGGTAAAGATTACAAAAATGATGCGATGCACTACTCTGTGGGACAGGAGGTTTATGGTGGGCATACTATTTGTAACATAATAGAAGAAGAGGAAAAGTTTTCTATATATATAAAGAAAAACAAAGAAGTATTACCTTGGAAAGATTTTAATAAAAACATGGCTGTATCTGTAGAGTACAATCTAGAATACTAATGAAGAGTGTTTACGATTTTGTCGTAACACCAAAAGGAGAAAGATACAATAACACTAAAAAAATAGATGGTGGAGAGTTAATCTTAAATACTGAGATTTTTAATCACCAATATATAAATAGAGAAGCAGTTGTTAAATCAATCCCTATAATTGGTGATACAGATATAAGACCAGGTGATACAGTTATAGTACATCATAATGTTTTTCGTAGATGGCATAATATGAGGGGTGTAGAGAAAAATAGTAGGAGTTATTTTAATGAAAAAACGTATTTAATAACTAACCAACAAATATACCTATACAAGAGAGACAAAGAATGGATAGTTCCAAAAGGTTATTGTTTTGTAAAACCTTTACAAGCCGTAGATAAGTTTAATATAGAAACCGAAAAACCACTCATGGGGGTAGTTAAGTATACAGATGGAACTGTAGAGAAAGACAGTTTAGTTGGTTTTAAGCCCGGATCAAAATTCGAGTTTATAATTGATGGAGAAAGGTTATATAGGGTTTTATCACATTTTATTACAATTAAATATGAATATCAAGGAAACGAAGAAGAGTATAATCCAAGCTGGACACAAAGCCGTTGAAGAGCTCATTAAAGTGGCGAAAGAAGCTATCGTTGATAGTGGAGATGATATTACAGCAGACAGACTTAAGAATGCTGCCGCCACTAAAAAACTCGCAATATTTGATGCTTTTGAGATACTTAATAGAATCCAAGAAGAGGAAAATTTACTCGAAGGTAAAGAACCTGAGGAAAAGAAGGAAAAAGTGTTCAAAGGATTTGCAGAAGGAAGGTCGAGATGAGCAACGAACAAGTATTAGTAAAAATAGTAGAACCTATAAAAAAGACTACTATAAGTAGACTTAACAAGGGTAAGAAGTGGAAGTACGGCTACAATAAAGAGCATGATGTTATTGTGATATCTAAAACGGGTCAAATTGGTGAAATATACGAGATACAAAATCTTCAAATAGCATTACCAAAAATACCAAATAAGATATATAAGCATAAGAAAAACAAATGGGTTAAAGAAGAGTATCCCAAGGAATTAAAGAATATTAGAAATATTTTTGATTGGAGAGCTTATCCCGAGGACCAGAAAGAACAGTGGTTTGATTATATAGATGAGGAGTTTACAAGAAGAGAAGAAGGTTTTTGGTTTACAAACAATAACAAGCCAACATACTTAACGGGAACGCATTACACATACTTACAGTGGAGCAAGATAGATGTTGGAGCACCTGATTTTAGAGAAGCAAATAGATTGTTTTATATATTCTGGGAGGCATGCAAAGCGGACAAAAGATGTTATGGTATATGTTATCTTAAAAATAGACGTTCTGGATTTTCTTTTATGTCCTCGGCTGAAACAGTTAATTTAGCCACTTTAGCAAGTGATAGTAGATATGGGATCTTATCTAAAACAGGTTCAGATGCTAAGAAGATGTTTACTGATAAAGTAGTTCCGATTAGTATTAATTATCCATTCTTTTTCAAACCGATACAAGATGGTATGGATCGACCTAAATCAGAATTAGCATATAGAGTACCAGCTAGTAAGTTTACAAGAAAGAAAATGTCTGCTACAGATGGATTAGAGCAGTTAGAAGGATTAGATACAACGATTGATTGGAAAAATACTGGAGATAATAGTTATGATGGTGAAAAACTAAATTTACTAGTACACGATGAAAGTGGTAAATGGGAGAGACCCGATAATATATTAAATAACTGGAGGGTTACAAAAACATGTTTACGATTAGGTAGTAGGATAGTTGGTAAATGTATGATGGGCTCAACTTCAAACGCATTAGATAAAGGTGGAGACAATTTTAAAAAATTATACAACGCATCCGACGTCACTTCGAGAAATAGAAATGGTCAGACAAAGTCTGGTTTATACTCTTTGTTTATCC